AAAGAGGGCAAGAGCATCGATACCTAACAAGTTCAGGCAAAAGCAAGAACTGACACCTCGCCTTTACCGTCTACTTACTCGTTGCTTCGGTGCCTATTTTCCAAATTGGCAACCGAAATACGAATTAGTGACGGCAAATAAGGTTATAACTGTCCCGAAGAATGCGAAAACGGATCGTACCATTGGTGTCGAGCCCTCTTTGAATCTTTATTTTCAAAAAGGTATCGGCTCCATGATACGTCGCCGTTTAGCAAAATTCGCCGTAGATCTCAACGATCAAACTAAGAATCAGGATCTTGCTCGTCAAGGTTCTTCTGATAATTCCCTCGCCACGGTTGATTTCTCAGCCGCGAGCGATACAGTGTCTTATCAGATTGTCTTAGACTTGTTGCCATTCAAATGGTTTCAAGTGCTTGACGTATTGCGGTCTCCGAGTGGTTATATGCAAGATAAGACGAAAGTTTATTATGAGAAATTTTCCTCTATGGGAAATGGCTTCACTTTTGAACTCGAGTCTTTGATCTTTTGGGCACTGGCTAAAGCCGTTGTTCCAAAAGAGCACCCCAGATATCAGGATATCAGCGTATTCGGGGATGATGTTATCATCCCGTCTGAATACATTGATATATATACTGATTTATGTGACTTCTGCGGCTTTACCGTGAATACTAAGAAGACTTTCGGGTCTTCGTACTATCGGGAAAGTTGCGGGTCACATTTCTGGAACGGTGTTGATATAACCCCTGTGTACTTACGACGTCTCCTCGGCAAAACCGAGGCAATGCGTTTCCACAACCGCGTAGTTGAGTTATCTCAGCGTACGGTTGGCCACGGTTTTCGTGATAAGCGATTCCGTGGTTGCATTAATCTTCTTTGGAACAGCCGACCTAAAGAACTACTTAGGACGACTTGCCCAATAGGCTACGGCGATTTGGGATACGTTCGATCATTCGACGAAGAGGCACCTCGTTACAATAAGGTGCTTCAACGTGGATGGTTTTCGAAATGTTATCTCGAATACGCCGGCTCACAAGAAGAAGACGACGAAGCCTTGCTGCAAGGCAGGCTTTACTCCCTATGGAAACAGGGAGAAAACACAAGTGATGTCAGTCTTGGAAACAAGGTGACATACTCGCTGCGGAAGTTCCATAAAGTGAAAACTTTATGGTTCCCGGACTGGC